TGGACGAAGTCAAGAAGGGCCGATGCTCCGCCCGGGAGACCGTCCTGCTCAAGCCAGAGCGAAGGAGCCCTTTCAACACGCGTTTCACTGCCGTCAATCTTCCTGGTCATTGAACCATCCCCGGAAGGCCAAGTTTCAGCGTCGTGATCACGCCTTGCTCCTTTGAGAGCTCGAACGTTCGCCCGTAGATCAGGTAATCCCCATCCAGCCCAAGAACCTCGTCCGTCACCCGGCACATCTCGTTGATCCGCCAGTTGATGCCGCCCTGGCTATGGCCAGGCACCTTGTATTCCAAGCGAAACCCCTCATATTTCATCCGTTCCATGAGCATCTGCGCATGCAATTTTGGACTTCTGGAGTCATTCTGGTCCGTGGCCACGTAAGGTTTGTAGAAGGGAAATGTCGAATCGATGACCGGTGGCGATAGGGTATTGATTTCTGTCGCTCCCATGCCATCCGTTCCTTGCTGCTGGCCGACTACGGTAATTTTGGAGTATCGCTTGGAGATATCGTCAACGAGCTTCCCCTCAAGGACGTTATTCTGGCCCGTGTCTTTTTTTCTCGTGATCAGGCAAAAGAGTGGCTCTCCTCCGTCCTTCGGCTTTCCGAAAACGAAGGTTCCGTCCGGCAGTGAGAAGAACATCATTCCACGACTCATGGCATAGGTCTTGAGGACTTCGAAAATCGACTGTCCCGGTTCGATCTTGACGAAGTTTTGAGCCGAGTCCATCATGGCCAAGGCGGCGCTACGCCCCTTTTTCTTCTTCAAGTTTCCCCGGATGTTCTCCTGATAAATAATGTCTTTGCGCTTGATGAATGGGACCTTCCGGATGAGCCGCTCCGCCAGAGCTTTTAGGGTCATCCCCCGAACATCGATGAACTCCTCACAATATGAATCGACCAGGAGTCCGCCAAGATCACGGCCCTCTATCTGCAGTGATACCCCTGCCTTGCTATAGCCTGGTTGTCTTTTATCGACGATCCCGGTCAGTTCCAGGACGCCATTGACATACAGCTCACACCGTTGCCCATTTTTCACAACTATTTCCGGGTTGGCCAGCTCAAGGGAGAAGGCGTCGTCGGCCGTGTATATGTCGGCCTCGATCGTATAGCGGAGGAAGTTTTGTATCCGCTGGCCGCCTATCTGAAGGAGGATGCTATCGGACATAGACATTGACCTCCCCGGTCACGAAGTTCGGCCGGCGGATCTGGTTGATGCCCATGAGCAACTCCGCATCCTGATAGGATAGACCGTATCTCAGGCAGACAAGGTGCAAGGGAAGGGCATTGTCAATGCATACCTGCATGATCGCTGGAAGCTCCTTCTTGATCTCGACGACATGGTCCGTCAGGATCGCCGCCAGGCTCTTGATGCTCTGCATGGTTCTGTCGAGTTCAACGGCTTCCTGCAGGGACTCCCGTGCGATCGCCAGAGCCGCCTCGATCTCGGGGACGGTCAGGACGGCCTCCATCGGTGCGAGCGATTTTTGCAGGCGGCCAAGAGGGCTGAATGTCCTTACCGATGCTGCCCGCCGTTGCGCCTGGCTTGCCACCTGGTCAGCCTTTAGAGCGTTACCAAGTTCGACGGCGGCTCGCTGTGCCTTGGCAATCTTGGTGTACTTCCCGAAGAGCCCGAACGCGTCTTCCAGTTCCCCGATTCCGGAGAGAAAGCTGTCGAGAAACCGAGTTGGCGCTGTGATCAGGCTGCCGTATAAAATGGCATAACGCTCGACGGTTCCCGCCAGCGACCCGATCACGATGCCCGGAAGGTTGGTCGCATAGTTGATCGTGGAAACGAGCGAGTTTGCGGGAGCCGTAATCTCGTTCAGGGTTGCTTTGAGACTCCGGACATAACTGTCCGCCTGTTTGACATATTCCCTGGCATCTGCGCTGAGATCATTGAACTGCTCCAGGAAGGGTAGATCCGGATCCAGTGTTTCCTGGAGTATCGGCCCCGCATCGGCGCCCAGTTCCTCAGAGATGTCCTCCGAAAGGGACTCGGTCAATTCGTCCTGTCCCTCCTGGAAGGCTTCCTCCGTTTCGCCGTCAACGGAGGGCCGCTGCTGGACCTCCAGGGTCCCCCGTAACTGCTCCACGAAGGTCAGATCGATCTCAGCCGTTTCCTCCCGCTCATCATGCCTGACGACTACTGCCTCGATCTGTCCCTTGAGGAGACCGTACATCGGATGGGTCAATTCATAGTCCCCTCCAGTGTTCTCCAGGTGGTTCAATAGGGTCTTGTGGCTCTCGTAGGACTCGTTCAGGAAGTAGCAGCGAATCCTGGCGACGCGGGCCTTTTGCCCCATGTCCTCCAATAGAGCCCCGTCACGGTAAGGGAATTCATACCTGGCGATCGCTTTTTCAAAGGAGTCCTCTATCGTCTCACACTCGAAAGGGATCCCATCGATCGATGCACCGAAGCGGCCAGCCATTAGAACCTCCCCCGCTTCAGGTCGATCTTGGTGTTCATGTCGTTGGTCGTTGCCACGATCCTTCGGCTTTCGTCCACATTGAGCTCGATGCTGATTGCATTGTGGTTTTCTATGGCCCGCTTCGATTCCTCACTTCCGAATGCGGCTGCAATGCGGTTGAGGACCTCCCCTATCTTGTCCCCCACAGCCGTGCCATCGATCAGATAGTTGACCAGTGTCCCAGCCCCGTAGCCTGCGGCTCCAGCCATCGAGAGCTGCGAAACCGGTGACATTGCGAACATGGCCAGATATTTCCCGCTTGCCTTTGCGGCTGCGCCGAGCTTGCGCAGCAGCGACCCGCCCGCTGCCCCTGCCGCCGTCTCGGCCGCAGTCCCGGCGGCCCCTGCCGTAGCGGTCCCCGCCGCCGCACCAATGCCGGTTCCTGTCGCCGTTATAGGCCCTCCCCCGGCAGGCCAGTTGGTTACAAAGACTGGCGTGACGCCTGTCGTCTTCTCCACCAATTTCCCCGTTGCAATCCCTGCTGCCGTTCCTCCCAAGCCGGAGAAAATGCCCTTGATACCGCCAACGCCCTTGAGGACCCTTCTTCCGTAATAGAGGGCAGCAGCGCCCAGCCCGGCCGTGACGAGTCCGCCCGTAACCAGCCCACCAAGGGAAATGCCGGATACTGCCTTCCCAAGAGTCTCGCTTTTCTGCGAGGCCAGGCCGAGTGCGTACATGAACTCATTCGTTTTCTTGACAAGGTAGGTCAGAGGCGCAAGGGCTGGCTCATACAGGCTGGCCAGGGTGGATCGCCCGGTTCCCTTCAGCGACATCCATTGTGCATTGAACCCCTCCATCTTGATTCTTAGTTTTTCCGAGAGGGGTAAACTGTCTTTCATGGCGTCCTCGATCTGCCGGAAGCTTGCCTCTCCGTCATCCATCAGTGCCAGGGCCACCGGGGCGCCCCTCATGTCGAACATCTGAGTCAATACGTTGAGCTTTTCGGCCTCACCGAGCGACTTGAGGCGGGTCCGGAGAGTGCCGATGATCTTCTCAAGGGGGAGCAGGTTGCCGGCGGCATCTCGAAACACCTTGTACTTCGCGGCGGCGTTGAAGAACTGCCTTAGCCCGGTGCCGGCCATCGAGGCCTCGATGCCCCGCTGGGCCAAAACTGCAGAAAGGACGAGCATCTCATGGGTAGAGCGCCCCAATTGTGCCATGGCAGGTGCCGCATATTTGGCTGTCTCGGCGATTTCTTCTGCCCCCACGGTGGATGCCGAGGAGGCACGAGATATTTCGTCCGCGAGATTCATGAAGTCCCCGGCCTGGAGCTTGAAGGGCGTGGCGATGCCGATCAGCTTTTTCCCCATTGCTGCCGGGTCGATCCCCTCGTAAGTCCCCAGGGCCGATGATGCGGCGGCCGCACCCTGCTCGCCGATGACCTGCTCTACCTTGGCGCCCGCCTTCAGCAGTTCCTTTTCAAGTGCCACGACCTGGCTCTGATCAAAAGGAGTCCATGCCTGAACCTCGAAGGCCGTGCTTTTTACCTTTTTGAGTTGGCCCTCCAGTTCCTTGGCCTCTTTGACTTGCCCTGCGAGTTCCGCCCTGGTCCCGAGCATTTCGGCCTGGAGAGAACCTGCTGCAGCGACTGCAGGCTTGAGGCCCTTATACATTTCCCGAGTGGCAATGCCGGACACGGCTGCATATTTCGCGCTCCTGGACATGCGGTCGAAAGAGAGCTGGACCTCCTTATTGCCCCTGGCCAGGGACGCCATCCGATCCCGGATCTTATCGACTCCTTTACTTAGGAGGTCGATAATGCTATATTGAATGGCAACAGAGGTTACGCCCATGATGTTCTACTCGCTGATTGGAGCCCTGCTTTTTATTGCCGTCGCTTTTGGGTCGTATCGGATCGTTTCCCGACTGATTGAGTTTGTCCTCTACGGCGCACGCGATAGGTCTTTGTCTTAGTCCGTCCCTGTGGGCTTCTGAGATCCGCCCAGGCCTCAAGCCATTCCAGGGCCTCCTCCTCCGGCATCCGCTGTGCGATCTTCCATGGGATCTTCAGGTTCAACAGGGCCAGGATCCGCTGCTTTCTGCACTTCTCCGCGAAACCTGGCGAGCTCTTCGCTCAACCTCGCTTCCGCCGCCATGATCTCCGCCAGGTCATCGTCATAGAGATTCAGCATGAAATCGAGATTCTGAACCTCCAAAGGCACACCCTCGATAGTGAGGCGACGGCCGAGAAGGCAGAGCCCCATGTATTCGTCGTCGGAGGCTGCTTTATCCGCGTCCGGCGAGCGCCGCACAGCCAGCGAGTCCTTCACCTGTAATGGTCTGAGGGTGAAATTTCGGCAGCGCTCGCCGGCGTGCATTACTCCTATAGGCAATGTTCCCACTTCGCTGATCACGATGGTCCCCCCTTGTTATTCCGGCCTATAGTCTGCGGCGCCGAATTCGATCGTCCTGACCACATCGTTCTCGCCGTCAACCTTGGACTCTCCGATCTTGAGGGTGCGCACGCCGGTATATAATTTGCGCTTGCCGTTCAGATATTCGATCACCAGGGTCCCGTCCTTCACTTCCTCGAAATCAAATTCGGAGGCGTCCTCCGGCACGACGTAATCGACCGACACTCCATAGCGCGGCGTGACGGCGGCATGCCCGGTCTTGTTCATGAGGTTCACTTGCCTGGCCAGCTCGACCTCTTTTTCGGTCACTGCCTTGAAATCATCAATGGCCTGGCCATTGATCTCCAGGTAGCAGCGGTTCACATATTCAGCCATAGTCGTCTCCTTGATCTTGATAGCTTAGAGTAAAAGGTCGATTCTTCCGGCAAAGACATGCAGGCCGTTCACGACATCCGTCGGGATCTTGGCATTGAGCCGGTTCGGATCCTGCTCGTCCCGCTCCACGATCAGGCCGTCCTTGTTGGCCTCCACTTCCTCGACGATCTCCAGGTCCTGGAGCTTCAGGAGCACGTCGAGGAGTTCGCTTTTCACCCTCGGCGGAGTCTTCGAGGATAGCTTCTCCCTGGGGAACCGGAGTGCCACCCGCTCGCGGCAGGCCCGGCGGACATAGTCCAGGATCCGGATCGTCGTGATGTCGAGAAGCGAAACATCGGCGATATTGTTTGCATCCTTGATGTAGGTGCTGATGGCCCGGACAATCTGGACGTTTTCCCCTGGGCCGACTTCCAGCGGCGTGACCCCGTTATAGAGCAGGTTCTCCTGCTCGGTCCGGGAGAAGCGATCGTTGATGGCAGCCGGAGCGATCCCGGCCAGGGCCAGCGTGTTGAGCGGCCGGGCGGGATCCTCCTCCCATGCCATGACGGCCCCCATCGCGGCGGCGATCTCGTAGGGCATCGACTTTCTCACGGTGCTGGACGTATAGCGATGGTACGCGCAGAGCATCCTTCCGTGATTGATCTGGGCAGAGAGCGTCGTGCAGGTGCCCAGGGCGCCATTCATGCCATACACGCCGATACCAGGCCGTTGCTCCATCGGACCGGATACCGAATCGAGATGCGTTTTCAGTGTCGTTAGGTCCGCCTGGCTGTTGTACGGGAAGATGATGATGTCGTACTGGTAGGCAAAAGCCGCAGCCAGGGCGGAGGTCAGCGTCGGGTTGGTCGCGCCGCTGGCCATAGCGACGATGGTGGCGCCCACGCCGGCATTGTACGTCACGGCATAACCAAGGCCGATATCGTTGCCGCAGAGGCCCTTGTTCCTGGCGGTCAGTGTCACTACGGCGCTGGCCACAGTCGCGGTGACCGGCAGATCGGGGTGGGCAGCCAGCTCCGTATTGAGGGCGGCCGCAATGGTGTTTGCGGAATCGGCACTCGCGAATGCGATGGTGATCGCCTGGTTCGCCACGTAGAGAGTGAACGTCCCGGCCGCCGTCGCCGGACCGCTGATCGTAACCGTTCCCGTGGCCGCAACGCCGGCGCCCGCGTCATCGAGCGCAATGGCCGTCAGTTGCATGTAGGGATTCGCCTTGATCGCCGCGCGTGCCATGAGGTGCAGCATGGACCCGACGCCGAAGTAGACCTCCGCATCCTTATCCGAAAAGATCGGCGTGAGTATGTTGGCCTGCACAGTGCCTGCCGATGTCCTCTGGCCGATGATCAGGGCATTCTGCTGATTCTGCGGCAACGTTCTGACCGCAAGTTTTGTGTTGAATTCGAAATACTTTCCCGGCTTGCGGATGCTGCTGGGTATATTGTCGAAACTGATATTCTTACTTGCCATCGGCTTTTACCTCCTTCTTCTTCGCCTCCTGTGCCGGCGGCTCTGCCAGCGATCCGTCAGCGATCAGCCGCCTATAGTAGGGGCTGTCAGGTACGTCTACCGGCTCCGCGTCCGTGATGTAGTTCCGCGGGTTCGTCTCCATCGGGCATCGCGTGCCCGGAGCAGCCTGTACTTTCATATGGCCTCCTCTATGTTTCGGCGAGATGCACTTCATCGGCCGCGTCCGCTGTCTCGTCCCCAGGCTTCAG